CCAAACATTCCTTGTCTGCTTAAATCTCTTGCTGTTTGTTTAATCTTTTTAGCTGTTCCTCTAACAAGTGAGTCGTGATGTTCGACTAGAGGTTCGAGTAGTGTCACCACCTTGGCATACTGCTCTAGTGAGGTGCTTATAAACATACCCAGCTTAATCGCGTCACCATTAGTGATCTTAGCTGCTTCCAATAGGTTTTTGAAGTCGCTGGGAGAGAGAACGTCTTTTACGTGTTGTAGTTCTTTGTTCATGTTTGTATTGTAGCAGAATGGCGGGGGATAGCAACTCTTTTTTAATGTTTTTTTTGTGGAACAAATGTTCCACGGAACCTCTATAACTCATTGAGCGTCAACGACTTACGAGCTGGGGGGACCAGCCGAGCCGTAACTCGTTCAGTATCAACGACTTATGACTGTTAGAAGCTGTTAGAAGGTAGGGGCGGAGGGACTTGAACCCTCGACCTGCCGATTATGAGTCGGATGCTCTAACCACTGAGCTACACCCCCCTTTTGTTAGATGTTAGTAGTCATCCTCTTCTAACAGATCCTCTTGACAGCACTCACATAAAAAACTATTTTGATTTATTAGTTCTTGGGTAGTGCCACTCATGAAGCGAACAGCGTCCCCGTTAGGGGTGAAGTATCTTACCTTGTCGCTGTTAACATCTTCAACCGATGTCTTCTCGTAGCATTCAGCACACATAACGTGCATTCCTATTACTTTAGTCATTTGTTTTATTTTGTTAGATTAGAACCATGCGGAGTAGAAAACCTGCTTGCCCTCTCTCAAGGTATCATAAGCATCAGAGATAAACTCAAGAGTTTTTTCCTTCTGGTAGTCATCATGCCTTGAATCGTTACCATAAAAGAATCCGTGAGTTTCTGGTAGCTCGTCATTGACTACCACCGCCTCAAGCTGTTCGATGTCGTGCATCTTAAGCTCAACTGAGGCGCAGTTCCATTCTCCGTCATTTCCCTTGATTGTCCAAAGAGATTGCATCCACCCATCAAGCGCATTATGTTTGCGCCATGATTGGATTTGGATTTGCTCTCCGTCTTTGTCTTTTGTGTATGCTGTTTGGTCTAGTCCCATGTTATTAGTTGGTTAGTGTTTGTGAATGCAGTATATGATTAAAAAGGTCATTACGCAAGTTAAAAGTTCTATCATGTTTTTATGCTGTTGCTGGTTCAATTACAAAACCTGTCTCGTCTTTCTTAGCTAATGCTTTAGCTACGAGTCCTACAATTACACCCTCTCCGTCAAGAAAGCGCAAGTCGGTCTCGTCTCCGTTGATGACTTTATATCCCATGAAGGTTTCTGGCAAGCACTTTCTGAACACCATTGCAACATTTCCACCAGAAGCAAGGAAACCCTTTGCAAGCTTTTGATTCTTTGTTTCCTCACTACGAGAGAATGTTAGATGATAGTTGGCTGGCAATTCACCAGCAAGAAACTTGGTCATGCGTTCTGGTGACTTTGTATAGTCCATGAACTGAACCTCTGGAAAGTATTCCATCATGTTTTTGCCGTCTAGTTTTACATTCTCCCAAGGGATGTCGCTTGTTAGGTTAAAGCGAAACGATGGTTTTAATTCTTTCTTTTTGGCAAGCTTTACTGCGTTGGTTATCTCTCTCTTGAGTTGCGTAAGGAATGCTTTCTTATCCTCGAAAAACAAGCGCGTCTTTTTGATTCTTGCAGCCTGGACGTTAGAGAAGTTTCCCATTCCGCTCGTATCAAGACAAGCGGCTTTGCATCCTTTTGATGCCCATTTGCAGACGTTGAAGCCTGACTTGTTAGCTGGGGAAAGGTGAATGCCCCATGACTGGTAATTTAGTTTTATGTTTTTCTCTAGCTTAGTGTTAGTGGTTAGTAACTTCATGGCTGTATTGTAACAGAATCGGCGACGCGCACAAGTCTTTTTTAATTCTTTTTTAATCTTTTTTTTTGATCTTTTTGGTTGACATATTGAGCTTTTGTGGTATAGAAGAATCATGCGTAACTCGTTCATTATCAACGAGTTACGGGCTGGCGGGACCAGCCGCGTCGTAACTCCTTCAGTATCAATGACTTATGCATGTTATTCACGCTGTTAGAAACTGTTAGATTATAAGCAAAAGAAAACCCCCGCCTGTTAGGGCGAGGGTTGTTAGGGTTGCGCTTACGCTGGGAGAACTAGACCAGTCTCGTTGTCCACTGTTAGGCTAGGTGAGTGATTCGCCAAGCGGTCGAAGTTGGATTGGATGACCATGGTGCGAGATGGTAACTTGGAAACGTCCGAACCCTTGAGCATCTCAGTGCAAGCGTTGTAGAGATTCCAAAGATTGTTGCCCTTGAATTCCTCATGGCGTGGGGCTTCAAACTCTTTGACAGTCTTGTAAAGGTCACGCGCAGAGAATCCCTTGGAGTCAACAAGATCCACAAGCAAGTCGGAAGCTTGCTGGCGAGTGATGTCAGTCTCTTGATACGCGGTGATGCGTTGTGCCATGTCAGTCCAGTGAGAAGTGACGCGGGAAACAGCAGAAGACAACACGCGAGGCAAGTCTGTTAGGATTCGCGGAGTGTGACGACGAGCAAGCTTGATGTCAGAGGAGAAACAAAGGTTATCACACACAAGCATTTGATTGCCGATGCAGATTGCAGAAGCAAAAGCCTTGTCATGGCTGTTACGAATTCCCACAACTAGATTGCGGTCATCTGCTTGGATGTCCTTGCCAGTGATGCTGAAGCCTCCGAAGTAACGAAGATCACCACGGGCGAGACCATGCTCCTCATGTGTGATTTCTAAGCCAGCCCGATCAAGAGCCTTGCGCGTATAGTCTACGAGCGTAGCATGTGGGATTGGCGTGTGGGTGTCAGTTCCAGCAGGAGTGTCGAGGTTAGCAAGCTGGTCGGATTCGATGCGGTTTTTGGATAGTATAAGCATAGTATTTAGTTAGTTAGTTGGTTAAGCGTCTTTCGTGACTGCGGAGACATTATAGCCTAAAAGATTCTTTTGGACAAGCACTTTCTGCATAAAAAACGATTTTTTTTTAATGTTCCACGGAAATGTTCCACACAGCTGGGATTCAGAAAACGCCAAATAGAATCTAACAGCTGGGATTTCGAAATCGCCAAATAGACTGTTAGACGTTTCTGTTATTGCAAGTCGCTCAGTATCAACGAGTTACGTTTTTGTTAGAGTGCATAACTCATTGAGTATCAACGACTTACGAGCTGGCGGGTCCAGCCGAGCCGTAACCCCTTCAGTATCAACGAGTTACGTTTGTTAGAAGCTGTTAGTCCCATGTGTAAACGGGGTGAAAATCGTCGTCGGCAATCGCGCCTTTTTTCAGACTGATCTCATCCACCGCGTAAGCAACGGAATTGTTGACGGTGAGCTGTAAAAGCTCCAGCATCTGCTGCTTGAGATCGCCAGCCTCCTTAGGATTGAGATAAAGCGAATCAACAACCCTGTTGACGTTGGCGTGGGCTACGCGAGAATTTGTGCAGTATTTATAGAAGTCGGTCATAATGTTAGGTAGTGGTTAGAAGGTTGCTCCCCCGTAGGGGAGCGGTTAGGGCGGTAGTAGGTTGGTTGAACCCCGCCCAGCGGAAATTAGTGCGCGTCATCGAGGAACGGCTCCGACATATCGGCTTCGAGACAGGAGGCTCTCCAGTCCTGCCAATCTTGGATATCAGACTCCGAACCAAACTGAGCTTCGAACTCAGCATCAGCGGTGGAAGGACGGGCGGCGGCGGTGGTAGTGTTTTTCGTTTCCATGGCTGAATTATAACAGAATCTCGCTAATAGGCAACATCTTTTTGCATGTTTATGCACTTTTTTTGTGGAACACAATGTTCCACGGAACATACGTAAGTCATTGAGTATCAACGAGTTACGGCGGGGCTGGAGGAGCTGGCTCGTAACTCCTTCATTATCAACGAGTTACAGAGGTTTTTCTGTTAGATTTTGGTGGAGCGTAGGGGATTCGAACCCCTGTCTCTAACAGCCTCCTGTTAGATCGATACCAGTTCGCCCCTGTTAGATTTTGCCCCGCCCTCCGCACGACCAGAGGACGAGGCGACCACTACACAGAACGCTGTTAGGCTACGACCTCGATTCCTGTTAGGTGCAACGTGCGGTATTTCTCCTGCGCGTTGTCATCAATGTCGGTAGCTAAAACCTTGAGGCAACGTCTGCCATTTTTCTTGGCGTTCCATACGTCCTCAACGGCATGAATTTTAAAGGTGCGCTCTTTGTCTCTGCGAACGCTAGACTTCCCGTGGTTGATGTATCGCACAGTGCGATCTTTCAGAAGGTTAGCGATTTCGAGAGGAGAGGCGGAGGTGTCTGTGTTTGTGTTTGCGATTTGCATAGGTATATTATAGTTGGTTTTTGGGGTTGGGTCAATCCCTTTTTTTCGGATTGTAAGATTATTTAGTGCTTTTAAAACGTCCATTTGTTTTATGTGTTTGGGTTATTCTGGCACGATTGCCATTACATGCTCGATAGAGAAGCCGATTTCTTCTCCGTCCTCAGTCGTTCCCCAGAATGGGCGGTGAGGGTTATTTTCTACAACTTCGTCAACGATGACACAAGCTCCATTCACGATCACTTCTGTGCCGATTTTGATTTGTTCTTTCTTCATAGTATTATTTTCTAGTTGTTAGGTTTGCGTTCTTTGGGGTCTCTTTTTCCTGTCAGTTGAAAGTAAAAATTTTGTTCATCCTCTAAAGATTTTTTATACAGCTTGGAAATCTTTTTACGGTTTATAGTATTAACATCATCCAAAAGATCTCGCAAGCGTTTTGTTTCTTCTCTTGCCTTAAGCCATTGTTCATGGATTTGTTTTTTCATAGTGATATTTTCTTTCGTGGTTATATTTTAAAGCAAAAGAGGGTTATTGTCAACAATTCATTTGGCTTATTTAAGACACGCCAAGAGCATTGCCGTGTTTGTCGAATGTATTGCGGACAACCTTAGTTATTCCAGCGGAACGCCAACGCATATTGGAGCGGAACTCTTTGACAGTATCGCCAGCAGAGTTTTTAACAAGCACTCTCCAAGTGCCATTTGTATTTCCGTCATCCCAAGTGAAGCCACGCTTTGCTTCAAAAGCATTTAGGCTATCAAGATCAACGTGGAGAGTTTCGAACCAAGGAGTTTTTTTAGTGTTATTTTTCATAGTGTTTTTCATAGTGTTATTTTTTCTAGTTAGTGTTTAGTGATTTGTTTTGCCCTGCACTCGCAGGGCTTGGAAGTAGTTGGTTGGTTGATCCCTCCCTTTCGTTGAACACATTATACCACAGTTGGCTACTTTTTACAAGCTCTTTCGACCTAAAAAACGCTTTTTTTTTACTTTTTAATTCGTTCAGTATCAATGACTTATAATTGTTCCACGGAATTGTTCCACAGAGATACTTCGAATTTACGTCTTTTGACCAGTCCTTTGCGTATTTTGCCCCCTGCCATACGATACATTGGCATCACCTCGGAAACGCTTTGATAGTTTCCATCGTTTAAACGCCCTTCCTGAGAAACGAGCTGATAGAGTGCGCCCCTTCCGCAGTTGTATGTGAAGCTTGTTAGAGATGCCAGCTGATAATCTGTTAGAGGGACTTTGACCAGCTTAAGAACCACCTCTTTGTATTCGTGCAATTCCTTTTCTAACAGATCGCTTGCCTCCCTCTCTGAGATGATGCCCTTAGATACTGCAACGCCTGTGTGACCATATCCAATCGTGCGCTTACCACCGCAACAAGTATATGCCTCAGCACGATAACTCTCAAAATGTTTTACGCCTTTAAGCATATCATACCATGCCTTGTTTATGTTAGGTGCAAGAACCGCACTGTTAGGTTTTACCAATACAGGTCTGTTAGGCTTTACTAAGACAGGACTGTTAGATGCCATGATCGGGGTAATGAGGAGAGCGAGTAGTAGTGTTGCTTTCATGGCTTAATTATACTCTAACAGGTGCATAACCGCAAGGATTATTTTGTTTTTCTTTACTATCTAACTCGTTCAGTATCAATGAGTTACGATTTTTTTAACTTACATAACTCGTTGAGTATCAAGGACTTACGACCCTGCGGGGGCAGCCGCGCCGTAACTCGTTGAGTATCAATGACTTACAGAGGTTTTTCTGTTAGAGAAATGCCCCGCCCCCACACTACTAGGGACGAGGCGCACTACTGCACTATGAAAAAACTGTTAGATGTTAGAGAGCTGTTAGATTAGCGTGGTGACATAGAGATTCTTTTGCACTTCTTTTGTTAGAACAGTATAGCCTTTGTCTTGCGCCTGGAATTCCATCAGCCATTCCATATCGTCATTTGTTAGAGTGGGCATCTTACGAGGTGAATCAGTATAGTTCCACACAATGCGTGTGCCTGACTTAGAGAAACCAATGATTTGTTTTAGTGTTTCTCTTAGCTGGTCGCGTGTCTCTTGCACGTTCAAGACGTTAGACACCAGGATCACTGTATAGTATGGGCGCAGGGTGCGGTCTGTTAGAGATAGGTCATAACTATCTATGTGGTAGTTCTTATAAGAGAGAGCCTTCTCCCAGTAGCGATGTTTACCTGCTCCAAAGTCGAGGATATCATCCTTTGCTTTGTTTATTACGTTATCTACTGCGTAGTGGTAGACTCTCGCCTTAGGCGTGAAGTTGCCTCGGTATGTCTTTGTTCTAGTATCCATTCTAGTATCCATTAGTATCTATTCTGTTCGACTCGTATGGGTCGGGTTCATACTTGTTGAGTAAGTCAATCACCTGTTGCGACTTCGCTTTTAGCTGTTTAACCCAAACTCCCGAATGGGATATTTGGTCTAGAATTTCCTGCTCTTGCTGCTTAACCTTGATCCTCAGATCGCGGTTCTCTCGTAGTAGTTCTTCCTCTCTTTTTGTGTATTTTGGTTTGTCCATGATTTTAATGTCGAACAAGTCGTGGTAGTCCGACTGCTACCCGTCCTTGGTTCATTTTTGTTTGGTTATTCAGTGTCGGATTTGAAGTTTGATTCGCTCTCGGTAGCATCGGCTACACTTGTGACGTTAGATGTTAGTATAGTGATTCCATTACCTGACCATAGCGAAACTCACCATCATCATTCATTTGATCAAGCTCTTCATCGGTAGCTTGTCTACCATCGACACGGGCATCCATGATGTAGGCATCAACGAAGTCGGGCGCATCACGAAGATCAATGCCGTCAATGTCGATGTTAGAGATCTGGGCGGTATAAGCTCCACGCTCGGAGCAATTGAATTGGAACTCTGTTCCTGTTAGTATATTTTCCATAGTATTATTATTAGTGGTTAGATGTTAGTAGTTGCGAGGGTGACGAGTTGGTTGACCTGCAGACAAGACACAAGCCTCGTTGATGTCTCCGTGATTGAATCGCTCTCCGTTAAGCGTGACGAGATATCCTTTACAGTGAACGTGAACGCTCTCGCCATCGTTGAAGTATACATAAGCATCCCAGCCTTGCTTGTCTGCATGGACATTCCTTTCGACATGAGAGAACGTAGGGAATCTGCGGAAGTCAAAAGCAGTCATGCTATTGAATGAGAGATGGAAGGCGTTGAGTTGAGTGGATAGTGCTTTCATAGTGGTAGTGTTTTTCGTTGGCGATATTTTACAGTAAGATCATGCACCTTGCAAGATCTTTTTAGTCTTTTCTGCGATTATTTTTTCGGAGGCGAGATGCTGTTCTGCGTCCTGCTCACGCTTGAGACGCTCGTTGATTGCGTCTTGCTCTGCGCACCAGAGGTTAGTGTTGGCAACCATCTGGCGGAGGAGTCGTTGTGTTTCGTTCTCTTTCATGGCTGTATTATACCACAGGGGAGCAAAAAGAGAAGCAGAATCTTTATTTATTTTCGATTACTATATCGTTGAGCATCAATGACTTACGATGTTCCACAGCAGATGTTCCACGGAGGGGGTGAAACTAGAGAGGTTTTAAGCCTTAATTAGTCTAACAGATGACCCTACCCCATTAAACAAAAACTGTTAGGGGGTAATTGTTAGAAATCGCGGCGGGGAGTCATTCTTCAATCTATCAATGGCAATTTAGTATAAGTGATGGGGGCTGGCGCCCCTCCCCCATTAATGAGAAAAAATGAAAAAAATTGTGAGCCACAAAGCGTGGAGTGGGAAAAAATCGGTGGGGGTATTTTAAAAAAAGAAATATATAATAATTCATACGCCGCGATTACTTTGAGATTTAGAAGAGAGAAAAGCTGCGAAATGGTGTATAAACAAGCATGACGTATAAGAATTTCCCTGTATATATTGGTCATGGAAACAGATCATTCACAAGTCAGTTTGGTTATCATAAGAGCCATATGATATATGCTGAACGTGCGAATGTGAATTATTCTACAGCATCTGTACCCAACAGAAAGCTGGGTCAACCTATTAATAGAGATAGGGAGTTTGCGTATACTGCAGATTTGGGGTGTAGTATTTCATTTGATTTTTTGCTTTATCCTAATCCTAGAGAGGGGGCTGGTAATACTGTTTATTCTTTCTTGAGTGATTCTAATGAGTTTGATCAGGACAATGCGTATGTTCGTGGTAATAATTCGGGGTCGAATTTCTTTCCAATAAAGATTGGGGGTAATTTTTATAATAAATGTTTTCTGACTAGTTATAATATTGAAATTTCTGCTTTGAATGCGGTGAGGTGTAGTGCTAATTTTAGTTGTTATGATCCTCCGTCTCAAAAAGCAGTAAAGGCTGATAATTTCACGCCATTTGAATCATATAGTGAATATATGTCGGGTAATGCTGTTGTAGATGGTGCTAGTTGTCAGATTAGCGGTTTGTATGATGACTTTATGGATTCTGAGATTATTCCGAAGGTAAGTTATTCTAAATCTTATAATATCACTCCTGTTTATAATTTGGGTAACACTAAGCCTAATAATTTCTTAGTTGATAGTATTGAAGCTCAAATGGTTGTAGAGTCTACTGGTTTAAATAATTTGTTTGCTTATGATGGTATTAAATTGCAGAATGATATTGGCGTAAATATATTGAATCACGATGGTGAAAGAATACTGCCAGAGTATGATGGGGGTTTTGATATTGTTGTTGGTTCTGGAGCCAAGGTGAACGTTGAGGATTATGGTATTCAGGGTGGTGATGTTGTTTCTTCTAGAGCCACAATACAAGAGATTTTGTTATAATTTCGATAATTAGTGTATAATATAGTATCAGGTTTTATGTGAAAAAACGCTAGAGCTGCGAAAAGCATAAAAATATAAAGTTTTCGGTAATATCTGATTTTTTTTTAGAAAAAACCCCAATTTTTATTATAAATAAGGTATATGAACCATGTTTTTTGCACTGAGTGTGGCAGTAAGATAGAGTATTCTTACGCTAAACCAAAGTTTTGTTCGAATTGCGGAACAAAAACAGGTGCTATAGGTGGAGATAGTCTCAAAACATCTAAAAACAATTTATTTAACAAAAATTCTGCTTCTGAACTTATAGAAGAGGAGTCTTTAGCTGAAGACGAAACATCTGTAAATGAGGTGCCAGACATTAGGGGTTTGGCAGTTGAAACAGAGTCTTATGGAAATAATGTTTTTTCTTTTGAGTCTTTGGTAGGAGAGAAGGATAAAAACCCAAGAGTTAGAAATAGAGGTTCTAGAACTTTAGAAGACTTTATTGATGACAGAAGAGGGTGATAAAAAATTTGAGGATTATATAGAAGTAATAGAAACAGCCATTCACAAACAAAGAAGTAGATGGCGTTTAGATTGCATCTCTTGGTTTGACTTCCAGGATGTTGAGCAGGTTATAAAGCTGCACATATATAATAAGTGGCACATGTGGGATCAAAAGCGCCCATTGGAGCCTTGGATTAACATTATTGTTACAAATCAGATAAGAAATCTGGTAAGAAACCACTATGGCAACTATATTAAGCCGTGTGCTAGTTGTGAATTTAATATGGGTGATGATGCTTGTTCTTTTACCGCTAGTAAGGTGCAAGATGGTCAGTGCAAGAAGTATAGGAATTGGGAGAAGACCAAAAAGGCTGCATTTGATTTAAAGGTAGCTGTTCCTTCTGAGAATCACATGTATGAAATGGGTAGTGATCCTGATGCTAATTTGAATTTTGATTCGTGCATAGTGAAGCTAAACCTTTACATGAAAGAGGAGCTTACAGATATTCATTATAAGGCTTATCATATGTTGTTTTTTGAAGAGTCTTCGGAAGAGGACGTAGCCAAGTTTATGGGTTACAAAACAAACGAGAAAAAAAGAAAAGCGGGTTACAGGCAGGTTAAAAACCTTAAGAAGATGTTTACTCAAAAAGCCGCCGAGATAATTAAAGCCAAGGACATTGTAATCAACGATAATTTATAAAAAATGAAATTGACTGAAGAACAGGAGGAGTTTTTAAGTAAAAACAGTAAAAAGTATCAAGATTTAAATGTCTTGACGCAAAAATGCTTTGGAGATGAGGATTTGGATGGCAGAACCAAAGAAGGTCGTGCAGTAAGAAAGTATTTAATTGAAAACGACATCAAGTTCAACACCAAATTTAAGGCGAAGCAAGAGCCTATCAAGTTTACTAAAGAACAAAAGGAATTTATTATCCAACAAGCCAAAGACAGTTTATCATCTTTGGAGATAGCAAAATTGTTGTTTCCAGACAAGCGGGTTACGCCGCTTAGTCTTGAGCAAAGGGCTGTGCTTGAGGTTATAAGAGATGTTAATCCAGACATTGTGCCATCAAAAGATAGTGGAGCTTTAAGTTCTTACATTGCCCCGAAAGCTACTAGTCGAATAGTAAAAAAAATCAACGACGCAACTGGTTTAGAATTAAACGAGTCAAAATTAAACAGGCAATATCAGATATGCTGTGAAAAGCTAGGTATTCATTTGTCCAACTCTAGATTCTTAAAGATAATGAACAATTATCTCGATATAAGTGACAGAGAATTGTTCGAAGAAGAATTTGTTCGTCTTACGTGGGATAAGCCCGATCTTACGGCTGATGAGATAAACCTTTACCTTAACGTATGTAAGGAGATCATCAACTTAGAGGTGGTAAGCAAGCATCTTAACAAGCTGAATGATATGTTTGATATAGCTGATGACCAAACAGAAATGTCTGTACGCCTAGCTGAAATTATTAAGGCTAAGAGTTCTGAGTATCACCAATGCGAAGGAAGGATAGAGAACCTTACCAAAAAGCTACAAGGTGATAGGTCAGAGAGAATGAAAGCGAAGACAAAGGACAATGCTTCGATTTTATCCATTGTTCAATTATTTCAAGAAAAAGAAGAAAGAGACAACATGGTTAGAATTGCAGAAATGCAAAAAGCCACAATCAAAAAAGAAGCTGAAAGGCTTGAGGGTATGGCTGAATGGAAAGCAAGGATACTAGGAGTAAGTCAAGACGATGTCATTTAAATGCAAAGAATGCGGGGAGGACTTCAAATCACAAAGAAGTCTACATACGCACGTTAAAAAACACAGCATGTTGCTGGGTGATTATTACGTGAAGCACTATCAGCGAAAAAATAAGCTGACTGGTGAGCTTTTGCCATTCAAAAATTATAAAGATTACTTTAAAAAAGATTTCTCTCAACCACACCAGTTAATGGAGTGGATAGAGAAGACAGGTGATTCAGAGGTTAAGGATTATATTGCAAAGTTACTCAATAGGAGAACCATGGACAAAGCCATTGACTATGGTCCAACGGAGTTGGAGCTGGCGTCAGCTGGATTGCCGTCGATTGATACCTATAAAAAATATTTTGGCAGCTACACATATGCTTGTGAGGCAGTTGGGGTAAAACCTTTATTGAGTGGTCAATTGCCAAAAGGTTTCTTTAATGATTATTCAGATGTTAAGATATTAATTGACACCAGAGAGCAGCAACCACTTTCTTTCAAGAATTCTGAGTCATACAAATTAGATGTTGGTGATTATGGAGTGACATCCAAGGATTACGATTATACTTACGTGGACAGAAAGTCATTTGGTGATTTTTGTGGAACCACTACGGTGGGTTATGCTCGTTTTTGTAAAGAGTTGGATAGGTGTAGGTCTTTAGGTGCTTATTTGTTTGTTGTGATGGAGTTTCCGTTTGATGAAATAGCAGAATACAATCAAAAAAGTTATAAAAAGTACAAATTAGATTATGTTTTTCATAATGTAAGGGAAATTCAGAAACAATACAAGGATTGTTGCCAATTTGTTTTCGCTGGTTCAAGAGAGTTGAGTCAAGAAGTTATTCCAAAGCTACTTATTTTTGGGAAACAATTATGGAATACAGATGTGCATTATTTCTGGTCTAAATATTTAAAAGAATCATGAGTTGGGATAAAGGAAGTCAGGAAATCAAAAAAAAGTTTCCAAACATAAACCAAGAGATACTCGGTATAGAAGATGAGTACTTAGAAGAAGAAGAGGCAAAAATATTGCTTTATAAGTTTTTAAGGGAAAATCCATCTTTCTGTTCTGAGATGATAACAGGAATAGAATTGTTTCCTTTCCAGCATATGGCTATTAAAGCCATGATGGAGACCGATTACTTTTTGGGGGTATGGAGTCGTGGAATGTCCAAAAGCTTCTCTACGGCGATTTTTGCTATGCTAGACGCGATTTTAAACCAAGGTGTTCACATAGGAATCATATCCAAGTCGTTTCGTCAGTCTAAAATGATATTTAGCAAGATGGAGGATATAGCAAAAAGTCCAAAAGCAGAATTTCTATCTCAATGCATAACCAGAGTATCAAAAGCAAATGATCAGTGGGTAATGGAGATAGGTGAGAGTAAGATTACTGCTCTGCCTCTTGGTGATGGAGAAAAACTTCGTGGTTTCCGTTTTCAGAGAATGATTATTGATGAGCTTCTTCTTATGCCTGAGAAAATACTTAACGAGGTTATACTCCCTTTCCTTGCTGTTATAGAAAACCCGACAGAGAGACAGAGGATGTATGACGTTGAGACAGAAATGATTGCTCAGGGTAAAATGGAAGAAAAGGATAGACATAAGTGGTCCAACAACAAAATTATAGGTCTTTCTTCTGCGTCTTATAAGTTTGAGCATCTATACAAAATGTATTGCGATTATGAGAGGCTCATAATGAACAAAGACGATTCAGATGGCGCTCACAGAGTTATAATGCATTTCAGTTATGATTGTGCGCCTCCTCAGTTATATGACCAAAACCTTATTGATCAAGCTGTAGCCACAATGAGTGAGTCTCAGTTTGATAGGGAGTTTATGGCTAAGTTCACGGACGATAGTTCTGGTTACTTTAAAGTTAGCAAAATGAAAGCTTGTACCATCCCAGATGGAGAAGGTCAATCCGTTGAGGTTCATGGTGAGCATTCAGACGAATACATACTCGCATTTGACCCGTCTTGGTCTGAGAGTGAAGGGTCTGACGACTTTGCCATTATGATTATAAAAATCAATAGAGAAAGAAAAATAGGAACTTTGGTTCATAGTTACGCTCTTTCTGGATCTAATTTAAAGACACACATAAAGTACATGGCTTATTTGTTGACTAACTTTAATATAGTCGCAGTAGTTGGTGACTACAATGGAGGTGTTCAATTCTTAAACTCTTGTAACGAGAGTAGTATATTTAAAAAGAAAAATTTAAAATTAGGAGTCATAGACGCCGATTTAGATAACCACCAAGAATACGACAAAGGTCTGCGCAATTTAAAGAGGCAGTACAATAAAAGCACAAGGGATTATGTGTTCCTAAGAAAACCTAGTTCAAAGTGGATACGGTACGCGAATGAACTTTTACAGGCATCGTTCGACCACAAAAGAATGTATTTTGCAGGGGCAGCTATGGATGATGATTATCATAAACAAAGAAAGGCAAGAATCCCAATCAAAGATTTAAAGTTTGTTAATAACTATAAAGAGTCTTCTGAGGCTTCTAAGATGATTGATTTCGTAGAGCATCAAAAGGATATGATGGATTTAGCAAAGGTAGAGTGCGCAATGATAGAGGTAACCACTTCTTCTCAGGGTACTCAAAGCTTTGATTTGCCAGGAAACCTAAGAAAACAAAAAGGTGCAGACAAGGCTAGGAAAGACTCCTACTCGTCTTTGCTACTGGGTAATTGGATGATGCATATATTTTATGATATGATGGACGATAAGATAGATAATCAACAATCTACCTTTACTCCTATGTTTATTGATTAAGTTTTAGTG